ATTCTAAGTTTTGTAATACACCGGCAATAGTAAAGATTAGATTAAACCCCTTGACCAGGCGCCATTTCGCGGTACTCTAGTCATGCAGTCAAATGCTTCTCATGACAAAGCCAGCCGGCTGGGTCTCCGCCCAACACCTTTGCGACGAGCTTGGGATGGACCGCAAGACCCTCTTCCAGATGCGGGATGACGGGACTTTTAAGCTTGGGCAGCACTATGCCGCTTTCAAGGGGTATACGTTTTCACGTGACTCTTATCAGTGGCACATGCGTAGGGTCAAGAAAGAACTGGAACAGATGGCGCCTTGCCAATGACAACACGATAGAAAGCACGCCGCATCCGATGGGACAACAACAAATCCGTGATATCAGCACGTACTTGTTGTGTTTTGATTGCGGTCGTTAAATTCAAACAAACACGATTCCAGCAGTCTTCAAGTTTTGAAGGCTGCTTTTCTTTTAGCTGAAACAATAATACCCATTGCGGATGCAAGGGTTTTATTGCAGTCTTTCTATTGTGAATATTAATACTGTTATTGTTGTTCCAGGTGAAGCCCTCTAGCTGCCCTGGTGCAACACCAAAGGTTGCTACCATTCCGTACAGCCAAGCGGCATACGGCTTTTTGTGTGTTACCAAAGAGAAGTACTCATCAATGATGAGTTGATCCGAAGGCGGTTTGTGAAGCATAATAGGACTCCAATGCGTTGCTATTGATATATCATGAGTCTCATGTAAGACTCAATGTTAGTATAACATTTCAGGGTTAGTCGGGTGTTATGCCGCTTGCATATGCTCCCCAGGCGAGTCCGATGGCTTGTGTGGTGGAAAGCTCACCTGTTGCATAAGGCAAGTGTACCACGTCGCCAGGGGTGTAAACGATGGGGTTGCCGCTGTAGTACACAGGACTAAACCCAAACTGGCTACGTCTTAACTGTTCTTCAGAAAGAACGTACTTTGTTTCAACAACGTCACCAAAGTCAACCATTAGGTAAAAGCTCCTTCCTTGTTTTGTAAAGAAAAGTTTTGCAGCCTAATAAAACTGGCTGGTACATTCAACAGTTTTTGCATCATAGGTAGCATCTGTGGAGACTGTAAGTTTTTGGGAGGCATGTCCATGTAAGACAAACCTTTAACGGAATTCATGTAGTCGATGTGCTTGCGTGCAATGGTTGTTTCATTTACAAGTCGCTGTTCCCATCGAACAATACCTTCCTCTATTTCTACGGGCACATCAGAAGGCTCGGGAAGAATAATACCTTCCTGGAACCGTAACGCATAAATATGTTTGCAGTAACGCATTTCGTCCAATAAAGGACTCCAGTAATCAGAGAAAGAAACAATTTGATTGTTTTGTGCTTTATAGTCCACAAACGTAACAGGACCTTCTGACGCCCCAGGTTCATCTGTGTTGCGTAAATACCTGCCGCCAAAATCTCTGAATAAACCAGGGTTATCTACGGACTGGAACGTAAGCTCCAGTGATCTGTTGTTATCTAATTCTGTGTCTATATTGTTGTTTAGTTCTCCGTATTTATCCGTCAAGATCTCATGTCTTCCGTATTTAAGTCCTGCGGGCCTTGTATAGGGAAAACGTCGTTGTATAGGTGAAGTTAAATTGCTAAGGTAAGCATAACTACGACGACTAAAATCCTGGCATGTACAAGCATATCGACTCCCTAACGTCAAAAATCTCCCGACAGCAGGAGGGCGTGATGCGGGGGTTACATAGGTACCATCAATTGTGGATTCAAATGATCCTGCTTTTTTCAGTTTTAGTATGCCATTTGCGGCATCAACGTCTATTAAAACAGCTTGAACATATCCGTACTTTTTATCTGTAGCAGGATTTCTTGTTGCACTTGTAATGGGGATACCTTCTGCCTCGATCAGGCGGTCTTCAACAATCTCTCCATTCAATGGTTTAATCGCTGCGTTGGTGCCTACGGGTGGGATGTATAGAGGAGGGGGTAAGGGATTGGAACTACTCCATGTACCAGTAAGTTGTACGTACCAGTAATTTGAATCTTCTGTGTAAGATGCAACACTTGCTCTTACTCCAGTGGAATCAAAGACGTTGTCAAAACGAAGAAGAGCGCCCACGCGACACCCAGTCCACTGGATGCCAAACTCTCTGTTTGAAGTTGGAAAGCCTTGTAAAACACCGATGATTAAAGGCTCGTTCCCAGCAGGCACTACCGTGCCTGGAGGAGTTGGCATTGTGTAACGAAAAGGAAAATTAAGTGATTTTTGAATACCAACAGAAACGGCTAATTCGTATCCACGCCTCCATCGAGTCCAAGCAGATTCTCGATCCATTGCCTCAATAGAGTTTGGAACGGAACCCTTAGAAAATTCTGTTGTAATTGGTTTTATTTCTGCGGGCTTGTAATCAGTTCTGTTATTAAAAGAACCGAATGCATCGCCACCTTTGGGCGCCATTTATCAGAAGAAACCACCCTGTGCAACAATATGTGCCCCTGGGACATATCCAGTGATATTGGGTCCGTCAGGGAAAACACCAACGTAAATACGGTCGCCCCGTTCCAGGTAGATACCCTTGTTCCGCAGAGGGGCGGTGTTACCAAGACCAGTGGTGTTACCAGCCTGCGCTACGGGGGCTGCAAGGACCGGCAAGACGTCTGAGCAGTCTACCTGCTGGGTATTAGCTGGAACGGTCTTAGCGAAGATCACACGGTAGTCTCCGTTGGCCGGAATAGGAGTGGTTGTCCCACGAGTGTGATAGAACACAAAGGTGACTGCCGGTTGAGCACCGTAGCCAGATCCAGCAAAACTAAAGCCGGAGGTGGTGCCACCTGAGTAAATGATCGAAGTGTTAGGAGCGGAAAGAGGATTGGCTCCAGTGTAAGTGTAGTAACCGTAGCCACTCATGGCAGCGGTACCAAGGACACCAGTAGCTTGAACAAAGACGACCTGTCCACTCGTCAGATAGATCTGCGTGCCAGAAGTGGTTGCATTTACGGTGTAATCAGGTGCACGATAAAAATCGTTACGCACAATCGAGATTGAATCAACAACTCCACCTGTATTGTTATCTTCGCTTAATTCGGCGTCCATATCAACAAGGATGGACGGTGACTGTCCACCTTGTACAAAAAGAGTGTTAGCTGAACTGCTACCTGCAATCTGTGTGGTGACCCGAACCGTATCGTAAAGAGGACGGTCAACCAGCAAGGGCTGCTTGTTTGTACTAGTAGACGACAATTTTCTGCTCCAGCCTTATACTTTCCTTTTATTATAAACGATCACATGTTGCTTAATTGGCTAAAAGCAACAAAACCAGCAGGAAGCTTTAGCCTGCTTTCAATCAACGCGTTTGGATTATTTTGCAAAGTCAAGAAAGTTTGAAAGCTGTCGCCGGCATCTCCAGGTTTAAACTTACTTAACTTATTGAACTCGTTACCAATAAGCGATTGGTCTGTTGAAATAAAAGGGGATATACCACGCTCTCCATAACGCCATTCATTGTAGTCACCTGGTAGCAGCTCAGAAGAGGAGTTTAAATATTCACTACGTTTCATCGTCATGACCCGCGATTTGATTTAAACAGTTCCAGGAAATCTTGCGGCATAGGCACGGCTTGCCTGGTAAAATCCAAAAGTTGCTCAGGATTTAAAAGAGAAGACGAAAAGTTAGAGGAAGGTAAAAGTGATTGGGGCCCTAAGGCTTCAGATTCTTGTTTTGCTTTAATCAAGTAAGGTAAAGCTGTTTTTACTTGTTCCAGTAAGCTGGACGCCATCTCGTTCCCTTGTTGACGGGGTGGAGCAGCGGGGGTTGTGGTAGGTGTTACAGCGGGAGCTGCCGCATCCAGTGGATCACCAAGAGTGCCTTGCGCTCTCTTGTACAAGCTACCGCCTGGTAAAAAGCTTTTTACTGAACCAGCAGCAGAAGTACCAAAGGAGTCTTTTTGCGTCAAAGCGTTTGGATTGCCACCAAGAATGGTGGCATACAAACGATCAACCCCCATCTTGCCTGGCTTGTAGCCACGATCCAACAGGAAACGTTCAACCGCAGGCATTTGTTCCGCGATTGTGTACTTACCAATTTTGCTTTTATCTAAATAACGCGCTCGCTCAGGACCACCAAATTGAATCAAACCATAATAGTTATTTCCTGCACCACCAAAAACATTTGGCCTAAAGCCAGATTCTTGATGGATAACAGCGCCAAACTGATATGGATCTACACCAAGACGTTTAGCTGTTTCAAAAACAGCTTGGCGATCTTCTGGGCGTAAGGTACCAATGCGAGCGGGTGCCATAAGACGGTTAGCTGTATGCTCCTACCCAATTTGACTCAGCTTTGAGACCAGGAGTGAATATTGCTTGAAGAGAAGCGATAACACTTAGCTTGGCAACAAGACGCCGAATAAAATTAGGGCAAAGAATCATGAGATCAAAGCAACAACACCGGCCTCCGTAAATCAAAAAGATTTAATACCGGTAGGTGGACTTATCCACACAAGAGTGGTGCCAAGTAACTTTAGTATATCAACGGGTTATTTTTGTAACCCAGCAAACTTCTTGAGAAGCTCTTGGCTGAGTTGCTCACGTGTAAATGCACCCAAGCTGTCAATACCTGGAGCAGCACCAAATCCTTGTGTTAGAACAGGAGCTTGCGTCGGAGGCTGGAAAGGAAATTGACCAATAGACTGAGGAGGGGCAAAGGGAATATTTTGCTGTGTAGTAAAGGCTCCAAGGTCAAGAGTTGTAGCTCCAGGGGTAGCCTGGTATTGACCGCTAAAATAGTTTTGTGCTCCAGGGAAGATGGGTGTTGTTTCAGCAAAAGCACCTACATTAGGCTTGGCATCTTCTTGAAGCACTCGTTGAATTACGTCATACCCTGCTTGGCCAGGCTTAACTGCCTTGGCAAGAGTTTTATTTTTACGTGCCCACATCTCCATACCAATATCTTCTGACTTACTAAAATCTCCTGACTTTAGATCTGCTTGCCGAGCTGCTTCGTATCGTTGCATCTCAGGGTTTTGTGCAGTGAGCTGAGCCGTGCGTGAAACCTCTTCGGTATAAGCACGTTCAGCAGGAGGAGCGAATGTAGCACTACCACCACCAGAAAAACGTTGAGGAGAAGGAGTAGATCTTGCGCTTGAGGAAGGAGGCGTAACTGACCCACCTCTTGCTGCGGGAGCGGAAGCTGGGGAGGCAGGAGTAGGCGCCCCTGTCGCAGAGGTAAAAGCAGGAGGACGAGGCACAGAACCATCTGTGGTCACAGGTGCCCCATACTGGCCAAGGCGGGGAACATTAGCACCTGCATAAGTGATTTGTTGTAAAGGCGTAGTTGCTTGTTGACGAAGACGTTCTTTTTGCGTTGTAACACCAGGAATACGGCCAATAATGTTTTCTCCAATCCATTCACCACCGGCACGTCCTACTTGTTGGACCAAGGGACTAACAACTGACATGATTGCCCCTTGCACCAGGGGGCCACTGGCTCCTCGCAAAAGACCAGATGATGGACTTGGCGCCCCTCCACCAAGAGTTAAGCCACTGCTACTACGGCCAAAACGACTAAAAAACTGAGGAACCTGTACGGCAGGATTAAAACCGCCACCGCTAGGACGAATAGGAGCAGGAGTTGAAACAGGCCTTTGTAGTGTTAAACCACTACTGCTACGACCAAAACGACTAAAAAACTCAGGAACCTGTACCGCAGGATTAAACAAACCGCCTCCACCGCTAGGGACGGGTGCTGTTGTTGCAGGAGGGAAAGCACGAGCTGTGGCACGAGGAGCAATCCTCCGAAGAACATCAGCAGCAGCTTCGTTGGGAAAAGCACGGGCCGTAGCGCGAGGGGCAGCACTGCGAAGAATAGAAGCTGCACGATCAGCGGGAGATAACTGCTGAGGGGCAACGCGACTTGGGGTGCGTCCCAAAAGAAACTCGAGAGGATTCATTACCGCCAAACCTCATGTAAAAGTAAACGGGAGCCTACTGCGGTATCTGCAGGGCCTGGTAACGCTTGAATAAATTCAGCGCCGGAGCGTTCGTAGCGGTATCTTGCTTGGAACGGATCTTTGTAATTAGGAACGTAAAGAATGTGGGCTAGACGATTTGTCTCGTAAAGATAAATCTCGTCCCAAGTCTTTAACGCTTCCTTGGCATTGCTAGATCTGATGGTACGATCAACGTCACCAGCAATGTTTTCAATGCGGGTAGAAGGGGAGGTTGCGACTTCGGTTTTCTTTTCCGCCGTATCGCAACGACCAATCTGAACAACGATCTTATTATAAAAATAAGAATCGGGGATTGTGTTCATTGCCTCTTCCAGTCGGGCGTAGTCACCCGCTGGAACAGAAACCACAAAGTAACCTAAGTGGTATCTAACCCTACTTTTGTCGAAGTCAGATAACTCCACTTCTACCTACCTGTTTGTTTTCATTATAAAAGAAGGTAATCATTCAAACAAGCTCATGGCTTTTTGCGGGTCCATTAAGAACTGTGTTGGTGAAATTAAAGAAGTCTGTGAAAGCAAGCTATTCTCTTTTTGCTCCAGGGCTTGGCGCAGTGCTGATGACATCAAAGCATCACGGAGCGTAGGTTGTTCTTTTTGTTTTCCAAACAATTCTTTCAACAAAGAAACAACAGCTTGTTCTGAATTGTTTTGTGCCGTAGGTTGTGGTGTTTCTGGAGATGGTTGTCCTACTGACAAAGGTCCTTCTTTTTCCGGTCGATCAATATTACCATGACCTATTCGTGCAACCATCCTTCCACTTGGATCCAATGCTTCTGAGTAATATCCATAACCTCCGCCAGAGCCGCGACGCACTGTACCCCCTGGAACAGCAGGCAGAAAAATAGAAGCATCTTCAACAGCTCCTTTTTCAAACCTGCTTTTTCCTTTGAACGGGGTATAAAAATCAAACGATTGCCAGCCACTGTGCCGGCTGTGGCCATGAGCAGCTGCTGCTCTTTCTAAAAGATCAACTTTTTCAGCCAAGTCTGCGTTTACGTTCCAGCGCCGGCCCGATACAGATTGATTGGAAAATTCAATTTCTCTACCAATGGCTTGATTTTGTTTTGCAATTGCATCCATCATCTTTACCTTTTCAGCTATAGGTAAAGACTGCAGGAGTTTTAAGTCCTGGTGATAAGCAGTAGATCCTCCGATTTTGTGGCTAGGACCAGTAAAGCCAGATCTAACCGTGGTATAAGACATTATCTTTTTATTTCTATTTTAAAACTAAAAAACCCCGCAATTAGCGGGGTTAGTCAGGAGATGAATCAGACTCTAATCAGGTCAGCCGCCATGACCGCATCCCAATCAACACGTTTGATTTGTTTAAGCTGCTCAAGATTGTTAAACCTTTCACCCGATAAACTCATCTGGAGGTCTTTGATTTCTCGAGCAGTCTTCAAACCAATTCCTTTGATGTGATCAGCGATCATTTGCGGCGTAGCACTATTTATATTAAGCCGCGTATCAGGTGGGAACGAACGAGGTTCTTCTTGTGCCGCTTTATCTTTTACCTGTAAGGTCTGCACTTTTTTTGTGGCAGTCTCGTCAGGAGTGAGTTCAGACTTGTAGGCAGTATAGAGGCGACCATCTTGGTCCTCCACCATAAACCATTCGCCTGCATCCCACTCGCTAACGATCTTGACACGTGCGCCTGTTTTTTTGTGCTGATAAAGCATAGGACCAGAAATTGTCTGGTCCTAGTTTAACTTACTCAGCTAACGGTGCGACCCAGGAGGTAGCCATCGATGTCTTCGTAGCCAGGAGCTTCATCGGGCTGCAGGTAGCACAGTTCCACCACGATGTAGCCGGTCAGACCAGCCGAAGCATCTGCGTCGGAGATGAAGAAACCACCGGAAGTAGCAGTGGCATTACCGGAGGGCTTCGAGTAGACCTTGAAGGTAGTGTCAGAGGTGATTTCCTTGTACACCACACCGCTGTTGACTAGGCCGCTTGCAGCGGTCACCTGAGCCAGGGCGGAAGTGAAGAAGGGGAAGGAACCATAGCCTTCCGAACCACCAGAGGCGAACACGGTGGTGGCACTAGCGGCAGCACCAGAGATGCTGGCTTGTGCAATCGGTTCACCAGAGGCAGCAACGGGGCTACCGCTGTTGTCACGACCGAAGGAGATGATGCAACCGGTGACGGCATACACACCAGAGGCAACACGACCGTCGCCCCAGCCGCTAGCGATCGACATCGCAGTGCGGTAGATGTAGGCAGGACGGGTGCTGGAAGCAGAAACTTCCATGCCGGTGATGTTAGGCCGAGTGTCATCTTGCCGATAAGGCGAAGGGATGATCACATTGGCAGAAGCAACACCACTGGTGGTACCAGAACCAGCAGTAACGGGCACATAGCCACGAAGCTGGAAGTAACGGTAACCAGGGACGGCAAGCACGGAGGTAGGACCACCTTTGCTGCTTTCGTTGGTACCATCGCCAGTATTGTCGATGTTTTTGTACCAGCCGTTGAGGGGCTCAGCCCAGTTACCGGGGTAGATCTTTTTAGAAGTTAAGTAACCCATTTATGTCTCCAAAAGAGTTTATTGATTTTATCAGATAACGCCGTCGTCAGACACGAAGCTGTAAGCGGTGGTCACGAAGTCCTTATTCAGGATTTCAAAGCCAGCATACAGTTGCCAAATCAGAATGATGAAGCGGCTGAAGTCATCGTTGTTGTTGATGAGCACTTGAGCGTTGGGACCACCGATACCAACACCAATTGCCTGAGGACCGAAGAAGAAGCCTTGGGCCACTTCTTGGTTCGAATACGGAGAGCCGTTAGTGAAGGAAGCAGAAACGGTCTTGGTGGGGAAGTTGGTCGATTCGAAGAACTTCACACCTTCGAACTGCACGCCAGTCGGCATGACGGGTTCACCAGCCAGGAAGTAGCCTTGACCAGCTTGGGGACCCATGTAGAAGCTGGCGTTGTTCGGCATGGCGGGGTTACCCATGTACATGCCTTGGCCGGGGTTGCCGGCATAGCGAGCGATCTCACGGAAGTCAGGGTCACGACGCAGGTGCATCATGAAGACGGGATCGCAGATGCAACGATACAGA